TTTTACAAAACTCTTCAAATCCGATAATTACATCACCTGGTACTTTTCTACGAATGTTTCTATTACACCACCCAACCACGAAATCATACTTATTGACTTGATGTTTTTCTTTATATGTTATTAGATTAGAATCAGTTTCCCCAAGTGGTTTAAATAAGTTTGTCACACCATGTGGTATGTATTTGTATGCCCATTCTTCTTTTGCCATGTCGTACCAATCAAGAGTTCTCTTATTGATACCATAGGTTTGTTTTGATATACCTACTAATAAGTCACAACTTGCATAAAATGGTGCGTTCCAATGTGGGTCAGGTAAAGAGTCCCAAATGTTATAATACATTATTGGACATATCTGTCTTACCTCTACTTCCATATCGTATAACCATCCCCAAAATCTTGGGTCTGTAAAGTGTAAGATTGCGTCTGGTTTTTCTACATTAAGTAGTTGTCTCATTATTTCAGGATTTCCATAACCCGTATGACAATATATTTTCACACTTGCGTCTTCAACGCCTGTTACTTTTCTTGTATCTTCGTCTAATATGAATGTTTTTCCATGTTCAGGGTGTTTTAGTGCTGCACCCAACTGAACCCAATCATATTTGTGAACAGTAGATAATACAATCTCTTTTGATTGTGTTGCGATTCCACTATGTAATCTTAAGTCGTCTGAAAGTAAAAGTATCTTGGGTTTTTTACTCCCAGCTTTTTTTAGTTTTGGTAGTTCTATACTCATTATATAACTTGTTCTCTTTTATTTAACTATAAATATACAAAAAATATTTATTAAATCCTATTATATTCATCAGAAATTCTAACAATATCGTCTTCACCAAAATAGGTGCCAGTTTGAACTTCTATAAATTCAACAATCTCATCTGTTTCATTCCATGCTCTATGTTTTGCACCCTTGGGTATTCTGATGGATTCACCATATTCTCTAAATACTTTTTCATCATCTAAAACTATTGTTAGATTTCCTTTCGTAACAATCCAACATTCTTGTCTTAGAAGATGATATTGATACGATAATTTTTGTCCTGGATTTACTGTAATCCTTTTTACTTTTGTTGTTGGGTCATCTAATAGTACCTCGTACTTTCCCCATGGTCTCTCATCTATTTCATTCATTGTACAAAACTTGCTTTCTTTTTCCACCTATTTAACAATCTATTAAAGTGGTTAAATTCTTTTCTTTTAATTTCACCAAAGTAAACTATTTTGTCTGAATTGTGTACAATACAATCGTATTGATGGAGTGGTTGTGTTGGATGATATGGTTTATCATAATACTCATCTTCCATTCCACTATACAATGTTCTTGATGTATGTGCAGGATTAAACTCGATATACTTTAGATTCATTTCTAATGCATATTTGCGAACCCATTTTTCTACACCATTCTTTTTTCCTCTTGTGATAATTGTTAAATCCTCACCAAATTTTTCTTTTAATTTAAAAATGGTCTCTTTTAATTCACCTCTATTTTCGTATTTTTCATCCCCTATAAGAGCTATCTTCATTTTTATTAAGTGTGTTTTGTACCTTTTTCCAATACCTTTTAGTTTGTTTTTTCTGTAATCCTTTCGGACCACCATTCCAACACCTTGCGATTTCTTCATATGAACTATCTTTGTGATAATAATCTACAAAAACATAAAACATTTCAATAGACTTCTCTTCATTCCATCTGTCATCAAGTGTATAAAATCTATCGTCTTTTTTTATGTTTAGTATTCTGTTTACTTCATTTACCATAATAGGTCTAATCTGTAAAACCCCTGCTGCGTTTTCTCTTCTTGCAAACGCCTTTGGGTCTCCTTTTGATTCTACCCACACCATTGCCTCTATCAAATCTTCTAAATCTCTTACAATGGGTTTTATTTCTTCTTTATGTTCAATTTTTATTTCTTCAATTGGTAATCGTTCTATTTCATATAACATTTGTTCGGGTTGGTTTACTGAAGTACATAACAACCCTATCAGTATTATTGAAAAATTTCTCATATATTCCTTATTCGTTCAACTTTAGGACATAACTCTGATGTCTTAAAAGGACACCACTTACAATTCTTATTATTTTTACCTGCCATAGCAGGAAAGTCCCCTACTGAATTGTAAGAACCATCATCATTGAAAGCCACACTAATAAACTCATCAAAACTTTTTACAATCTTATTTAGTGTTGGTTTTCCATGTGCTGGTACAAATTCTTGTACTCTTTGTTGAGCAAACATGGCCTCTTCCCATAGTTTCCTCTTTACTATAAAGTATCTAACTTGTATTTTTTCTATCGGATATCCGTATTGTTCTGAGAAAAACTTTTTATATAAAACCAACTGAGCGGTCTTAGTTTTATCAGCTTTCTGCCACTTATTCCACCCTCTCGTAGATGTTTTGATATCCCAAATCTCTATTGTATTATCTGCCAGATTCTCAAATACTAAGTCCAAGAATCCTTTCATCATTATATTTTCGTTTGATTCTGACGCTGGATAGTATATTGGTAACTCAACACCAACTAATCTCATAGTCCTTGTTGAAAAATACTTTGCTCTATTCTTTCTTAAGAAGTCCAATATCTGAAGACCATCATCGTAGAACTCATTCATTTCATCTTTAGTAGTGAACTTTACTCCATAGATTGCCATCATCTTTTTGTACTCTTTAGCCATTTCTTCTAAGAGTAACTTTTCCAAGTCCATGTCATTTGCTTTTACTGCAGAATCATTATACATGACTTGTAACCATGCTTGAATAGTCTCGTGCATAGCAGTACCAAATACAAGATGTATAGATGGGTCAAAGTCTTTGTGACCATCCATATATGTAAGTTTCCATTGTTTAGGACAATTTGCCCACATTGTATATTGTGAGTAGGAAACCTTTACATCATCCTTTCCCTCTTTATGTACGGGAAAATTAAATATATTGGATACCATTGATTTTTTCATCTACCTAAAGATAAGAAAAAGACTTGGAATTACCAAATCTTTTATGTTAAATAATTGTTAAATTTTACTTAGCCCACTTCTTTCTTTGGACTATTTGAGCAATCACTCCGTAAACACTCATATCTTCATAGGTATCTTGAATGTTTTCACCAACCTCATCAGGTTGACCTAATACAACTAATTGTTTTAGTCTTTGTATCTTATCATTCATTCTAAACCATAAACCTGTTAACGATATTTTTATTTCATCATCAGTTTCTAATTGAGAACCAACTGAAATGTTGTCAGGTCCGTAATTTCTTTGTTTTTTACAGAATGTTTCATACATTTCCTCTTGAATCTTTTTAAACTCAGTTGTAGTGTTTGGGTATAATCTCTCACAATATTCTATTGCGGACTCTTCAACATTTCTGTTTTCTACTCTTTCACCTTGCCACTCTACTTTATTTTTTCTATCTTTAATCACTTGAGCCATTTTTTTACTTCTTTTTTATCTAAACCATATTTTAACAATATTTCTGTAATATCGTCTTTACTCAATATCTCAATGTAGTCTTTTACTTCTCTTTGAGATACTTTGTAGTATTTTGCAAGATATTCTAATACATTAGAATTATACTTGTCATCCTTTTTACCTTTTATATACTTGTCCCAAGTTTTCTTTTTAGGTAAAAAATCAAAGTACATTTTATAAACATCTCTTGGACTGAGCTGACCAATAGTAAACTTTTGTAGCTCGTTAACCAACTCCAATAATCCCATATTCATAGATAGAAATCTATTTACCATAAATGGTTCAAATGTTTTCTTATCCATAACTGAAAGACTATTCCAAGAAGTTTTATACTCCTTAAGTCCAGATAGATGTTGAAATAATGTTTTAGCCTTCTTCGTTGATGCCATCAATTAATTCTTTTGGTGTAAATTTAGGATGAATAGTCCCACAATTATTACACAATACAATTGGTATAGGTAACATTGAAGCTTGACCTGTTGGTGATTGAACTGCTGGTACTTCTTTATACATTGTTGTTTGGTCAAAGAATATACCACTACACTTAGGACACTTTACAGTTTCCAATTTTGCAGGGTCAAGTTTTAATTGAGGTTGTTGTTGTGCTTTTGGTTGACCAAAATCAACAACTTTTCCTTTTCCTTTTTTTGCCATAATTTATTTCCCTAATGTCATTAAAATATTTAATATCATAGCCATCACATTGATTTCTTTGTCAACGACCATTGAGTCTTTATATTGACCCTCGGCTATATTCAAAATTGTGTGTCCAACTTTACCACTTGCATATGAGTCTACTTCATCATAAAGTGCTCTATACAATGGTGTAAAGTCTTTCACTTTGGAGTCTGCAATAATCTGTCTTATCGTGTTGAACTTTGATTTCATTTCACCACTATCTTGTAAAACTTTTATTACATCCTCTGTATAGTTTGCCTGAATCGTAGATGTTGTATCTATTTTCAACTCACCTTTGACAACTTGTCTTTGTGCTGAGTTTAATACTCTACGAATGTCAGGATAACCACTATTGACCAATATTGCCAAGTCTTCCTTTTCAAACTTAACTGATTCCTCGTTTAATATATCAAACAATCTTTTTGCCACTTCTTTTTTAGAAGGTGGTGTTATTGCGAATGTTTGACAACGAGATTGAATCGGGTCAATAATTTTTTCTACATAGTTACAAGTTAAAATGAACCTTGTAGATTTACTGAAAGTTTCCATTAGATTACGAAGTGCTGCTTGAGCATTCGGTGTCAAATAGTCTGCTTCATCTAATATAATTACTTTCCACTTTCTGAATCCCATTGATGATGCGAATCCACGAATCTTATCACGAACTGCGTCAACAGAGTTTTCATCAGAAGCGTTGATATACATCAAATCACAATCAATCTGATTAGTGATTATCTTTGCGAGGGTAGTCTTACCTGTTCCTGCTACTCCATAAAGTAACAAGTGTGGTACATCCTCATTCTCAATGTATATCTTTACTTTGTCTAAGATATGTTGATTACCAACATACCCATCTAATGTGTCGGGTCTATACTTTTCAACCCATAGTGAATTACTCATCGACCTACTTCTTTTAAATATGTTTCTTTTGCCTTGTCCCAACTCATTCCAATAATATCCATGTAATACAATGTATCTGGTTTCAATCTGTTTTCATCATGCAACTTAGTGTATCTTCTTATTGCTTTCTTCTTCCACCATCTGATTGTGTAATCATCACCTTCTTCAAACTTCTTCTTCATTTTAAGTTGACTTTCATCAATCTCGTTTCTAAGAAACTCATTTCCATTGTCATACATCATTGCGAAGTAAACACCTCTTTTGAATCCATGTTGATATTGTGTACTTTTGATTCCCAACTCTTTGAAAATCATAGACAATATTCTTTGTTTGATACCAGATACAGGTCCTTGGATACCTTCTTTTTGAGTTGTAACTCTTTTATATTCTTCGGATTTATTTTCTTTAATCCATTGGTGCCAGATATCGTAAAATTCATTATCAGGTTTAGTAGAAACTTTACCTGTTGATTCACCTAATGTCTTGAAGTGTGGGATTCCATTATATTGAGAATGGATTCCATAAAGAGAAGTTGTTCCAACTGCGATTAGAGTTTGTCCATACTTTTCTTTCCACAAGTCTCTGAATGTAGGTGAGGTTGTTAGTGCTGATACAAGTTTACCACCTAAGAAATTATATCCTAATGGTTGTGTTGCGATGATAGATGTTCCAATCGTAGTATGATTTAACTTACCATCTTTAAACTTGTTTTCTTTTTGCCAACCTATGTACTTATCACGAACACCTAAAGATGTTACATCAGAACCAAGAGATATTACACCAAGAACTTTACCACTCTTTCGGTCTTTAGCAAATGCTTTTATATTACGACCAGGATTTGCAGTAAACTCCATTGATGAAATACACTTACGAATATCAGTCCACTTCGCAGTGCCTGATGAATCTGTAATTAACTCTACATAAGGTTCTAACTCTTCAATCTCTTTGATTGTTAGTTCCTTATTGTAAATGTCAGTAGGAGTCCAAATCATATCAAAAGACTTTGCAAGACTTGGTTTTCTTGCCATAGACTTTGGTAAATCTGAATTCCATTCTTGCCATTTTTTGTAAAGAGTTTGTTCCTCAACAGGCATGGTAGATAAATACTCCATGTTGTCAATGAATCGTTTTCTCTCTACATCGTAGTCAAAAACAGGTTTCGCTGGTTCTGTATCCCAAAATTGCATTACTTAATCTCTACTAAATAATAGTTAGACTTAAATCCATCATTCTCAAATGAGACATGAGCTAATCCATTTGGTGAAATCTTCAATGAAGATGATTTTGCACCTTTGTTAGCATTAAGGATTTCTTTTAAGTATTTTGCTGAGAATGAGATTGGTTCTACATCACCATCACATTCACACTCTACATTAATAGAAATTCTGTTAGAGTTAATCTTTGAGTAACCTAAGATTACTTCACCTTTATTACTTTTACAACTGAATGTAAATGTATCTGAATCAGATAATGCACCTTTTGATTTTACAAACTTGTTTACAAAAT